GTCAGCAGCCGTGTGGTGTAGCTCAGATGGTAGAGCGGCGGATTGTTAATCCGTTGGTCGCTGGTTCGATCCCAGCCTCCACAGCCAATTAGTCTCTCCCCTCCCTTTAAGGGACTTGCCCGCAGAGGATCGCGGGTTCTTTTATACGAAAGGCGCAAATGCAGGTGGACATCGATGAGTGGGGCAATGTTGTGCTAATCCCTGAGAATGGGATTGATGCGCATGTGTTGGGCTCACTGTTCGCACGTGGTAAAAAGCCGCTTATAACTGCGAACCTGTCGAAATACCCGAAGCTGATGGCCGAGATGTACGCTAAGCCGAATGAAGGTTGACCTTAACGACATCAGAGAATGGCTAATAACCCACATGCCAAGTCTCTCCAAAGAGACAGAAGGGTTAAGCGATAGGGCCTGCCATGCAAGGTTATGCGAACGAGTCGGAATGGACTACGAGTATGGCGAGATGGTGAATCTGCGGGTGCTGCATCGGAAACTGAAGCAATCACACTTTGGAGGATAAATGGCAGCAATTGCAAAACCACTGGCGGTGACGCACGGCGAATTTAATTGGCCGCGTCGCAATTGCCTGGATGCGAATCATGAGGCGGAGCATGCAATCCGTGCTGCAATTGATGCAGTTGAGCGTTTGGGTGCTGATCCTTTGCTTACTGATGCAGTTACGCTGTTGAGTAACGCAAAAGACCGAGTTTCGGATTGGCTTGAAGGCAGTGTCGGTTGAAGCAATCACATTACGGGAGCTAGGGATGATCTACTTTTCTGCATTCGTCATCTACACAATCATTATCGGCGCCATCCTGGCTATCTTTGGCGGCAACGATGAGATGGAGCGGGTGAAGCAATGACTGAGCGCATCGACTGGCCCTATCGCATTGGAATGGCCCTGCTCGTGTTCTTTGCAGGTTACGGCCTAGGATCAATGCTGATTGATATCGGGATGGGTAAGTATGGATAGGGACATTCAGGTTGCAATGAGCGGAATGCTCGTCTTCGTGATTGGTATGGGCGCATGGTTGGTATACGACATAAATAAGCAGAGCAACCGTCGCACCCAGTACGTAGAGCAGCACAAATGCGTGCGCGTTGGATTCGCTGGTAAGGATGCCCAAGGAATATACCGATGCGATACTGGCTTATTCCTGTGGCGTGAGATTGGCAAGACGATGTAACAGAGGCAGGACAATCAACACTGTTGAATCCTGAGTAATCAATGGCAAGGCCTTCAAAACTTACTGATGCCCAATGGGAGAAGATAGGAAAGCGACTTTTAGCAGGCGAGTCGGCGTCTTCGCTCGCGCGTGAGTTCGGTGTCAGCAAGGCGGCAATCTCGGGCCGGTTTTCTGAACGGTTAAAAAACGTAAAAGATGCGGCAAATCAAATAGTTGCAGCAGAGTCGGCGCTTTCGAAGCTGAACGTTTCTGAACAATTGGCCGCTCGTTCACTTGCGGATGACCTGAAGGCCATTTCTGAGCATCTGGCCGGCGCAGCGCGATACGGGGCGGCTACTGCTCATCGGCTGTCTGGTATCGCTCATAGCAAGGTGGCCGAGATTGATGACGTTGACCCGCTGAACGTTGAGAGCATGGAGTCGCTCAAGGGGATCGCGATCCTTACGAAGATGGCGAATACGGCGAGCGAGATTCCTCTGAACCTGCTGAAGGCGAACAAAGAAATCGTAGACGACATGAACAAAGGTGGCCAAGAGGACATGCATTGGACGCTTGAGGTTGTCTCCCCAGATGCACGTTAAGTTTCCTGAGAAGTTGGCGTTCCTGATGACGGAGCGCCGCCGCTACCAGGGAGCAAGGGGCGGCAGGGGTAGCGCCAAGTCGTGGACTGTGGCTCGCGCACTACTCATTCTTGGCACGATGCGTAAGCTTCGCATCCTTTGCACGCGCGAGGTGCAGAAGTCGATTAAGCAGTCGGTTCACAAGCTGCTGAAGGATCAGGTCGAGGGGCTGAAGCTTGCGAAGTTCTATCGCGTGCTGGACACCGAGATTCGCGGTAGGAACGGCACGGAGTTTTCGTTCTCGGGCCTGTCGGATCAAACGGTCGATTCGATCAAGTCGTTTGAGGGCTGCGATATTGTCTGGGTTGAGGAGGCGCAGAGCGTCAGTAAGCGGTCATGGCAGGTCTTGATTCCAACAATCCGTAAGGACAGCTCAGAGATTTGGATTACGTTCAATCCTGAGCTAGACACGGACGAGACCTACGATAGGTTTGTAACCAACTGCCCGCCTGACTGCAAGATCGTCGACATGAACTACGCGGACAACCCGTGGTTCCCCGATGTCCTAGAAGCCGAGCGGGTGCACGCTAAAGAGACGTTGCCAGAGGCTGAATATAACTGGATTTGGGAGGGCAAGTGTATGCCTGCTGTGGTGGGCGCGATTTACTTTAACGAGGTCAGCAAGGCTGATGCTGGCGGGCGGATCTGCAATGTGCCGTACGACCCGATGCTTAAGGTCCACGTTGTGTTTGACCTTGGATGGAATGACTGCATGGCTATCTCGCTGGTCCAGCGTCACGGATCGGAAGTTCGGCTTATTAAGTACATCGAGGATAGCCATAGGACGCTTGATGATTACTCTGCCGAACTGAAGGAGCTGCGTTACAACTGGGGTCGTGTTTGGTTGCCTCACGATGGGTTCACGAGCGACTACAAGACGGGCAAAAGTGCTGCAACCATCCTTTCCGGCCTAGGCTGGGATGTAGTGTCGAAGGAGGAGATCGCGCAGAACGCACTTGACGTTGAAAGTGGCATAAAAGTTGTGCGTATGGTGTTTGGCCGACTCTACGTGGACAAGACCAATTGCGCTCGTCTGATTGAGTGTATGAAGCGTTATCGTCGTGCTATCAATCAGACGACAAACGAGCCAGGGGCGCCGCTGCACGATGAATATAGCCACGGAGCTGACAACCTGCGCTACATCGCAGTCAACGCGGAGTCGATGACGAACGAGGATTGGGGCGGCAAGTTGGCATACCCCAGCTTAGGGCGAACCTAAGCAGTATTCGCGCTACGGCGCACACGACCGCTGGGAAGCGGACGAGCAATCGACTGTCGGGATGACAGACGGAAGGACACATATGGCACGTGGTCTTACAGAAGATCAGATTAAAGCCATGACCGACGCGCAGATGCGCCAAGCGGTCGGCTTCTTTGGCGGCAAGCTTGCAGAGATGCGACGCAAGGCCGAGTATTACTACCTAGGTGAGGCCAAGGGGGACTTAGCGCCCCCTGAGGTCGAGGGCCGGTCGTCGTTCGTGGACACCACTGTCCGCAACACGATCCTGTGGATGAAGCCCACGCTCATTAAGACTTTCTGCGGCTCGGACAACGTGGTCGAGTTCACGCCGACTGTCGAAGATGATGAGGAAAAGGCCAAGCTGGCCACGGACTACATCAACTACATCTTCTACAAGCAGAATCCAGGCTATGCCGTCGTGAATACGTGGTTCGACGATGCGCTGCTGCAGAAGGTCGGCATCCTCAAGGTGTGGTGGGACGACCGCATCGAAGAGACGCGCGAGGTCTATAAGGCTCTGGACGATGTCGCGCTGGCCATGCTGATGGACGATCCCGAGATCGAAGCCATCGAGCACGAGACCTACGAGGACGAGGACGCAGCCAAGCAGAAGGCGCAGATCGTCGAGCAGATGTCGCAGCAGCTTGCGCAGGTCATGCAGGCCGCTCAGATGGGCGATCCGCAAGCAGCGCAAGTGATGCAGCAACTGCAGGCCCAGCTCCAGCAGATCGAGCAGCAGCCCATTCCGCAACTGCACGACGTGACGTTCAAGCGCGCGAAGAAGGCAGGCAAGGTGGCGATTGAGAACGTGCCGCCTGAAGAATTCATGATCGACCGTAAGGCTAAGTCGATCAAGGAAGCTGCATTCCTCGGTCATCGCGTGCTGCGTACGATCTCCGACTTGACGGCGATGGGCTACAAGAACGTCGACCAGATCAGTAGCGACGATAGCGCCCTGTCGCTGAACATGGAGCGGGTCGAGCGTATCTCGTGGGACGACGACACTCCGTACATGAACACCGACGACGTAGGCATCGACCCATCCATGCGTCAGGTGTGGATCACTGAATGCTACCTGCGCGCAGACTACGACGGCGACGGCATCGCAGAGTGGCGCAAGGTTGTCCGCGCTGGCAACCAGATCCTTGAGAACGTCGAGTGCGATGGGCCGCCGTTCGTCAGCATCACTCCGATTCCGCTCGCTCACCGCTTCTTTGGCCTGTCTATCGCTGACCTGGCCATGGAGCCGCAGCGTCAGAGCACGAACCTTGTGCGCGCCCAGTTGGACAACCTGTACATGACTGTCAACGGCCGCTACTTCGCTGTAGAGGGCCAAGTCAACCTTGACGATCTGCTGACGTCTCGCCCGGGCGGCATCGTGCGCGTCAAGAACCCCGGCGCAGTCGGTCGACTGGATCAGGGCCAAGGCGATATGCAGGGCGCTCAGGTCATGACTCAGTGGATGCAGGACTACACCGAGAACGCCACCGGTTGGACGCGCTACTCCCAAGGCTCTAGCTCGGACAGCCTTAACAAGACGGCTACGGGCGTCACTACGATCACGAACCGTGGCGACATGCGTGTGGATGCGATTGCACGCACGTTCGCTGAGACAGGCTTTACGGACCTGTTCCGCCTGATCCTCAAGCTGGTCGGCCAGCATCAAGACAAGTCCATTACGGTCAAGCTTGGCAACAAGTGGGCGCAGATCGACCCGCGCGAGTGGCGCAATGGCTTTGATCTGAGCATCAACGTTGGCCTCGGCACTGGCAACAAGGACCAGCAGGTGCAGCACCTGATGATGCTCCACCAGCAGCAGGGTATGGGTCTGCAGATCGGCATCACCAAGCCCAAGAACCTGTATGCGAGCGCGAAGAAGCTGACAGAGGCGCTTGGCTTCAAAGACCCGGACGCATTCTGGACTGACCCGAGCGCACCGCCTGATCCGAACGAACCGCCTCCGCCGCCACCCGCACCCGATCCGGCCATCGTCAAGGCCCAAGCGGATCAGCAGATGAAGCAGCAGCAATTGCAAGCTGACCAAGCCAAGGCACAGCTTGACGCGCAGATCAAACAGGCTGAGTTGGAGAGCCAAGAGCGCATCGCACAGTTCACGGCACAAGTTGAGACTGAGCGTGCCGAACGTCTCGCGCAGATCAACGGCGAATACCAGCTACTCATCGCACGCGAGAAGAACGCCGCAGCACACGAGGCCATCGTGACCAAGGCTCACGTCGATCTAGCCCAGGCGCAAGCCGAAAGCGAGCGCACACAGGTCGAGAAGACGCAGGAAAGCGAGAAGGCTAACGCCCCGCTGATGGAGCACCTGCAAGCGCTGCACGACAAGATCGATCGATCCAATCGCATGCAAACCCACATCGTCCGCAACCCGGACGGAACCAAGTACGCGGTCAAAGTCGACCCGGAAGAACAAGGAGGTAACACCTAATGGCAGCTGGATACGCAACGGCGCTTCGCAACGCCCAACTTGACGCAATCACGACCTACGCAGGTGCGGGCGCAAAGCTGCGCATCTACGACGGTACTCGCCCGGCTACTGGTGGCACGGCTACCACACTGCTTGCCGAGTTCACGCTTGGCTCGCCGTTCGCACCCAGTGCGTCGGGTGGCGTCCTGTCGCCCACATTGCCGAGCGCAGTCAATGCGGGCGCCTCTGGTACGGCTACGTGGTTTCGCGTGACCAAGGCTGACGGCACGACGCATGTGTTTGACGGCTCGGTGGGCTCGGAAATGACGTTGAACACGTCCACTGTCACGTCGGGTCTGCAAGTGTCCGTGACGAGCTGGACTATCACGCGAGGTAACGCATGACGATGACTATCCGTGAGCGCATCCTTGCGCGGCGTGATCTGGACGAGGCGCGAGCAGCCCGCGACATCACTACCTTGGCTGACAAACTGAACGAAGAATGCAAGCCGGCAGACGTCCCGCAGCAAGTCACAGCCGTGGACATCTTGGACCTGGCGCCGCATAGCAACGTTCTTATGGATCTGCTGCGCTCTGCCGCTGCCGGGGAATCCGTGGCGGCGATGGCCTCCGCCCTTCTGTCGGAGCAGGGCGCTACAGTCATGGTGCCAGGGTATGAGCCGCCATTTATCACGCAAACAGATGTGGCCGACGCAATGTACAACCCTGATGGAACGGAGAAGTAATGGCCGCTACAAAATCAGCACTTACTGTCTTGACATCGCAAAGTATTGCGGCAGGCGGTACTAAGGCATCGCCGGCAATCACTGTTCCATCGCTGGACTACACCACCTACAGTTATCCGGCCCTGATGACACTAAGCGTGGCAAATGGCGCCAGTGCGCCCGGTGCGGCACTTCAGTTGCAGGTACAGACGTCGGGCGACGGCACGAACTGGCGTGACTATGGCGCTCCGATGGCTGGCGATACGACGGCCAGTAGCTCGTATAGCTGGTCATTCGAGATGTCGAGGTCGACGATGTACGTCCGAGTTGTCCCGTACGGGAATACGACGAACGCTGTCACTGCATCGGCTGAAATGCAAGTTCTCGTGACGCCATAATGGTAGCCTTGCGTCGACAGCCCCAAGGGCGCGTACAGATCGACTGGAACAACCCGATTACGCGGGGGCTGGTGTTCGCCTATGTGGCAACATCTACCGGCATTGTCGGCTACGGCTCAAACAAAGCTGATACGCTGCCATTCATCGCAAGCTACGGGGCGCAGACTGGTAATGCGATTGGCGCCGCAATCGCCACTCCATCAGGCTATGGCGCCAAGGCATTACTTGCTGGTCAGCCGATCGTAACGATTCCTGACTTCCCGGCAGCACAGTCGTCAAGTTTCAGCCTGTTTGCCTTGGCTACAGGCCCGTCGTCTGGGACGCAAAGCGCGATTGACGATGATGACGGCTCGACACGGCGCTATCAGTTCCGCCTGAATGCCGGCAAGGTCGAATTCATCCCGTTCAGCTCGGGCGGTGCGCAAACCCTTACATTCGCATCGGCACTGAGTGCTGCCGATCTGGCTCGCGGCTTCACCATGGGCGCGACTGCTGGCCCTGGTCGCTATGCTGCGTTCCAGAACGGGCAAATGACGTCGGTTGCTCCAAGTGGCTCACTCCAGACGCCAACTGCAAAGCCGACGCTGGGCATGCGCAAGTCCGGTACGCAGCAATGGTCACTTGGTGGCTTGTGCCTGCTTTGCTCGTGGTCGCGTACGCTAACTGACAGCGAGATGCGTTCGCTAGCAGCAAATCCGTGGCAATTGTTCGCCGCACAAGACGACGATGTTGAGCAGACAAGCGTTGCGCCATCTGGCATCACGGCGGATATCGCATGGGTTGAGTCTGACGACGCTGTATCGCTCGCCGGAACGCTGAATGACGCTGCATCGCTTAGTTGGACCGAAGCGGACGACACGTATTCACTAGCTGCAACGCTGACCAATAGAGCATCGGCTGCATGGACCGAGGCTGACGATGCCGTGTCCATCGCAGCGAGCATTACCGATAACACGGTGAGTGCTGGCATCGCGTGGACTGAGGCGGACGATAGCGTTTCCGTG